CATTCGTGATAGAAGTGTAGAGGTCATCTACTCGTCTACCCATGAACTCTATATAGCGTACGAGCTTGTTCTTTTCTTCTTCGCTTATCATAACCATACTAATGTTTGTGGTTAGTACTCAGGCTGGCACTCCGTCACGTCAATCTGACAATACACATCGTCATCCCCATAACGGCAAAAGACAAGGGTGATGTCATCGGAGTAGTACCCATTGTTGGATGAGTATCCAGGAATGAAGATAGGATGTCCGTTGTTAGGCTTGAGACGGATACCACTCCCCTCAACACGTTCTATTGAGTTGGAGAGGTCTTCCGCATCAAAGTCAAAGAGCAAGCCTTCAAACTCTGACAACTCAAGGTCATCAAAAGCGAGGTAGTGGACTTCACAGCAGGACTGATAGTGCTGTGAATAGAGGCGATAATCAACTCCATTCTCGTCCTCAAGGCAGATTCCGTTAACCTCACTTTCAGGATTATAAAGCCCTACTACCTTGAGGTTCTTGATGATATGTTCCATACTTGGGTGTATTACGTTACTCTTCCTCTTCTACTTCCGCAAGGCATTCGGTGATGTCTAACTCTCCTCGTCCATATCCGAATTGGTCTCTTAGCACGAGGATGGTATTATCTCCATACAACCCATTCCCATTACGGCACGGGATGAATACGGGATGACCATTATCAGGCTTAATGCGTATACCGCTATCCTTGACCTTCTCTATTGTAGCTCCGAGGTCATCAAACTTGAATGTGAAACTCAGACCATCAAAATCGGACACATCTAAGTCTGACACATCAATCTCGTCTGTTCCAATCCCACCTGCTGATGTTTCCACGGATTCAAGTGTTAGGATGACACCATTATCATTTTTGAACTCAATTACACCGCCATCATCATCAGAGTAAACATCATGAACATACAGATTACTTACAACTCTACTCTTATTCATCTCCGAGATGCTCACTTGGAACTTCACTAATGGAAGGATGTTGTCTATTTGTTGAGTCGCCTTGGTTGCTATAGAGTATTCTCTATCAAGCGTTCTGTGACGTTCAATGATGTTGTGGAGTTCTTCTTTTCTGCGAAGAAGTACTTCATAAACATTCTTAGCAGTGTTAGCTTTTTCGTTCTTTTCCATAACCGAACAGATTACTTGAGCGTGAAAATCGTGATGCCATCCTCAGTCTCTTCCACCGAAGTCACTTCAAGCCCACTGAGGAAGTCAGACATCACACCGAGAAGGCTATCCTCAGGTGCTTCTTCGTACTGCTTCTTGAGATACTTCTGAGCCTTCTCAGCCTTATACTCTTCCTTGAGAGCTTCAAAGCGAATGCTGATTTCTTCGGACTTAGCTTCGTGATACTCCAGCTCTCTCTTGAGAGCCTTATAAAGGACACGAGAGAGACGAGAGACGGGAGGATATTCAACCTTGCCCGTCATAATGTTCTTGAAGGGCTTGTGTCGTGATGTGGAGATAGCCAGCTCTTCTCTCAGTTCGTTGAGGTGTTCAGCTTCAGCAGAGAGCTGTTCGATGTCGTTCTTGAGCTGGAGAGCCTTTTCCTTGATGGTTGCCATAATTGGATTCTCTTTTAGTTGTTCTTTAGTTCAGTTTGCCGTGCGAGGTTCTTTTGTTTCCCTCTCACACTACAAAGGTAGGAAGAATTTTTTATTCTACCAAATCATAGTACGTTATTCTTGTACTGAGATATTTTGTAGTTGAGGTATTGCTCTAACTCCTTTGAGCTATAGTTATAGTATCCGCCACTTTTGTAGTGTTTCAGTGCAGATATGTAGTTGATAAACTCTTCTGACTTTATCGCTCTTTCAATTACCTCAAATGGCACATCAGTGACGATGTATAACCCACTATAAACGCCAGCACCAGCGGGGACTTGATTTAGCCTTATACTTTCAATGTTCCTAACAAGGAAGTTAATGGAATACTTCTTGCGATATACATCCTTGATGGCTTGCGTACGACCATAAAGATACCAATCAGGGGTCAGCTCTTCTGCACGACCCTTTAGTAAAGTCTCCTTATTCTCATCCAAGTAGTCTGCCACATCAGGATACGAGAACACCTCATCCTTTCCTAATGGCTTCCCATTAACGTCATACGGGAAGAAGCAATACTCCCACTTCCCCGTAGACGCTTTTATTATAGGTATGGTAAGAGGCTTGAATGAGACGTTCCCTATGAATACCTTATCTGCAAGAGTAGCAAGCCCGTTCTTCACTTTAACGAAGTTGGGAGTTGAAGTCTCCTTTATCGCTCTGATAGCTGATAAGTCATTTCGTGAAGCTACGTAGAAACTACCACCTATTGACATTTCCTCGTATGTGAATGAATCTACATACACCTTCTCCTTGCTCGTATCCGAATACTGATAGTATTCTATCAGATTCTTATCGTGCGTAGCGTCAAACAACGAAATCATTGTATATGTCGTAGAACCTGCAAACGCTTGGAAGTGACCTAAGTCTATCAGCCCTACAAGTATCCTATCTCGCATTATGCGACTGCGCATATTCGTTGCGGCAAGGCTTGATAGCCAGGAGCTTGGAGTGATATAGCATAGCTTTCCACTCTCATTAAGCATACGGAGACCTAACTCGCAAAACACCAAGTAAAGGTCAGTCATGCCTCCTTGTGCGAAAGTAAACGACTTAACATCATCGTAATTCGCTCCAAGGTTATGAACACTTACGTATGGGGGATTTCCTATGACAAAATCCATCATAGCGTCAAACACATCCAAGGAAAGAGCATTAGCGTTTAGCACATTCCACTTGACATCAGCAATACCAAACTCAGAGACTACATTATTCAAGTTGAAGAGGCAGTTCTCAAAAGCTACGTTGTCAAGCTCTATGCCGTGGATGAAGGTCTCAAGCTCTTGTCTTAGCCCATTTGTAGAGCTATTCGTAGAGATATAATCCTCGCAGTACCTACTCACTATTTCGCAAAGGAAAGCCCCGTCACCGCAACTATTGTCAATAACGTGCTTTTGTAGAATGCTACCACTGATATACCCAGCGTAGTCTAAGATGGTAGAGACCAAGAAGTCAGGAGTGAACACCTGACCGCTATGCTTAATCATATGATTTTGATTTACCATTTTTATAAGAGGTGATTTTAAGACGCAAATATAGACATAACTTTTTATCCTTCCAAATCAAAAATAGAAAAGTCGGAAAGTTTTTAGCTCTCCGACTTCTCTGTCTTTTATTCAAGTTCTTTCCTGACATCCTTCATCAAGTCGTAGACCTCGGTCATCTTCCTTTGCAGTAACGCTCCTCCACGATACACGTCCGAGAAAACACCATACAAATCTTCTATCGTTGCGTTCTTGAAGTCCTCCATACGCTTGAAGTTCTCAATGGCTATCTCCAGCATCTTGGAGAACTCAGCATCAAGATTATCAAACGCTTCTTTCAGCTTCTCCATGTCTACTTCTCTTTGCGAGTGTACGTTCCTTCCTTCAGCTCTACGTACTCACCTTCAACCACAGAGAAGTATGTAGCCTTATTCACACGGATGGTGTGGTGCATACCCCTATCACCATCTTTACTATTCTCACGAAGGTGGATAAGGAATGCGGTTGAACCATCAGCTTCCTGACGGATTTGCTTGCCATCAACATAACCTGATTGGCTACGGCATGAAGCAAGACTAATTACGAGGAGCAGGCTCAAGCCCGCCTTTACGATTGATGAAGGTTTCATCTTAGAAAATGTTTTTAAGTTGTGCGTACATCAGAAGATAGAAGAGCACCGACAATGCTTGACTAAAGAAGAACGTGACGAGAGAGATGCGTCTAACGTCCTTGTCTTTTAGCCCGTGGTGGACTACCCACAAGCACTTTGCTTGCGAGCTTCGGGTTTCGCTGAGGAATGGCTTTCCGAAAGGACGGCTCTTACTCCCTCTCCACCCGTGTAATCGGCAGTCCCTGCCGATGTATATTGATTTAATCCTACACGCAGGATATTGATTGCGGCATTGACATCTCTGTCATGATGCGCATGGCACGCTGGACATTCCCATTCACGGACAGACAAATCTTTCGTACCCTTATTGACATACCCACAGACACTGCAAGTCTGTGAGGAAGGATAAAACCTATCAATCTTCACTACCTTCTTATCGTTCCACTCAGCCTTGTAGGTGAGCATATTGAGGAATGTCCCCCAACTTGCATCAGCGACATTCTTAGCAAGACGATGGTTTCTCACCATCCCTTGAACGTTCAAATCCTCAATGCAGATGATGTCATACCTGCGAACAAGTTCGACTGCGCACTTATGCAAGTAGTCAGCACGTCTGTTTGAAATCTTCTCGTAGATTCGGGCAACTTTGAGTCTTTGGCTTTCAAACCCTCTGCTCCCTTTCTTCTTACGAGAAAGATGTCTCTGTGCTGTTGCGAGTTTGCGTTCGTATTTCTTCGTGTAGTTTTTATTCTTGAATGGTTCTCCTTCAGAAGTGACAAGCAAGTCCTTCAGTCCTAAGTCTACTCCAATAGGCTTTCCTGATTTTCCAATCGGGGTGGTGTATTCCTCTTCCATACATACTGAAGCAAAATACTTCCCACTTGGGGTCTTGGTGATAGTGACCTTACCAATCTTACCTTTTATCTCCCGATGCACACGACACTTGATACCCTCTTTGAACTTTATGATAAAGAGTTTGTCTCCTTCAATAGAAGAGTATTGTGGTGCGGTAAAGCTATTCTTAGCTTTCCTTGACTTGAATTTTGGGTACTTCGCTCGCTTCTTGAAGAAGTTGGTATAGGCAGTATCAAGACAACGTAGAGCGAACTGCAAACTCTGAGCACTTACTTCTTTGAGCCATGCGGTGTCTTTCTGCTCCTTCAGCTCAGTAAGGGACTTGCAATCATCATATAAATTGTCACTCTTACCCGTGAGTTTATACTGCTCTTGTCTTTGATTGAGAAAGTAGTTGTATACAAAGCGGGTACAGCCGAAGTGCTTCGCAAGCAACTCGGTTTGTACCTTGGTTGGATACAACCTAAACTTATATGTTCTATGAATCTTTCTCATCTTGATGGCAAAGATAACAACAATATATCAATATACCAAATTGTATTATTTCCACCTTATGCGTAGGGCTTCACAACCCGACTCAATGCGGTATTCTTCCACAGCACGCTTTGCTTCCTCAATGCTATTCCGTGTAGCAACGTAAAGCTCATTACAACGCTTGTGTCGTCTATGATTATCAGTGAGGACTACTTCATATTTCAAATTGCCATCTTCAAAGAGAATCTCGTCTATGAGGTAGAAGAGATTGGTGTTATTGAAAATATCGTAGTCCTCTACGATTATGTTGTACTCATTCCCGTATTGGTCGTCAGCGGTGGTCTCTATCCATTGAATGGGATGCTCTTTCACCCACTGCTCAATGACTTCACGGGTTAATGCTATTTGTTCCATATCTTAAATGAATAACTTAATAATGCACCCCAAGTGTGCGTAGATGCCGAACACGAAGAACGCCAACCAAAAGAGAGAATAGAGGACTACATTGCTCATCATTCCGCTCACTACGATTGAATACTTCTTCTCCCCAATCTTCTTGTAAGCCTTGCGGATAGCGAACACACGCCACCAAGACACTCCTAAGAGGATAAGGCTGACAGCAGTCAGGATTAGGTAGATTACAAACGGAGGGCAGATGCAGCTTGCAAGTGCTATCCACGTTGCAGGGCAGAGCGTCCACGATACGGGGAGTGCTGAGTCATCATCAGCTTGGTATTCAAGCATATATCCGTCATAGCCCTTGTAGCGCTCCTCAAAGTACTTCTTGTAGTCCATTGCTAACCGATTATACTTTTGATGTAATCCCACTTAAAGAATAGAGCTACAAAGAATGGGATGCTTAGGAGGAGGTGTATTGCGTATATCGTAAGCAAGAGCCTTGTCAAGCTAAACACCTTGTAGTACACAAGCTCCACCAGCATCGTTGTTAAGTAGATGAAGAATGAAACGAACGCTACAACTCCAACGAGTACTAAGAGAAACTCAATGAGACCTGAGAAGAGGAATGATGTTGCCATTGCTAATGTAGCAACTATGAGCGGCTTGTGAAAGTTTTCAAGGAGAGCCATATAGGTCTCGTCTTTGATGCTCTTGTTGTAGATTACATCTCTCAGAATGTGCTCAAAGTTTTTTCTGTACATCGGAGTAGTAGCGTTCGTTTATGTTATCTTATGAAGAAGAACCAATAGATATAATCTGATTGGTGGGCGAGTAGGGCGAGTGGAAATACCAAGAAGAATGTATGTACCAACGATAAGAACCAAACCCATCCCCAAACGTAATGGCTCGCCTTGTGAATTTTGGCTTGGATGAGTAGTGTGACAATCATTGACACTCCTACCATCATAAAGACGGCTGATGCTACACCGAAGAGTACGCCAACGACCTCTGTGAAGAAGAGGGATATAACTCCGAGGAGAAATGAGAGGAAGGTGCATATGCCAATCGTGAAGTTGACTTCGGCAACACCTACCCTCTCAAAATCGCTATCGGTATAGTCTTCTAATATGGAAGAGAACATTGCCTAATCAAACGCCAATTCTTCGTCTCGGTAGTTGATGTCGTCACGGATGTCTGCCGTGATTAACATACCCTTCTTGAGCTTCGTGTACTTGTCGTAGTCCACGACAATGCGGTAGACACGCTGTCCGTCAAAGAAGTGGATGATGTAGATGGTCTTGACATCAATCTTCATTTCCGTCTTACCAGCGACAACGCCCTTATGGATATACTGATTCGTTTCAATGACGGGTTCGTCATTCTTGTTCGTGCAACTTGCTGTTGCGAAGGTCAGCACTCCGAGGAGTAGGACTGCCTTCATAATGCTCTTAATCTTCATAGTTGTAGAAGCGATTAGAGGATGGTTACTTGTCAAATTCCGAGAAGTTCTGACCATTGCTGATGTCGCCATAGGCAATCATGCCTACCTTGAAGTAGTCGTACTTCTCCTTGTTCACGATGATGCGGTATGTCTTACGACCATCAAAGAAGTGTACATAATACACGGGCGTATCACCAGCCATTACGATTGTCTTGTCTACAACGTAGCCATTACGCACATAGCGGTTTTCAGCGTTTGGCTCTTCGTTGTTCGTACAGCTTGCTGTTGCGAAGGTCAGTCCAGCGATGAGGAGCATAGCCTTCAGGAGACTCTTAGTTTTCATAATCTGTTGAGTTGTTTAGTTGGTTAGTTGATTCTTAGTTGATAGCTTCGAAGGCTTCGTAGTCTGCTTCAGGGATGTACGTATCACCGACATATTCGTATCGGGTATCAAAGTCCCCAACGCTACCGATGACGGCTTGGTCATAGATGTCCTTGATGACCATGATGAGGTGAGCCTTGTTGCCTGCGAGGTAGACCACGATGTGCTTAGCCATCTTGGGGTCATCGTTGTGGAGGTAGAACTTGTTTACGATGACACCCGTCTTCATGTGAGCGGGAATCGTGTAGGTAGGCTGTTCTGAGTGGTTGTCACAGCTCGTGAGTGAGGTAGCCGTGAGTGAGACGCAACCTGCGAAGAGGAGGGTCTTGAGGAGATTCATAGTCTTCATAATAGTTCTTAGTTGAATTAGTTGTTAGTTATTAAGATGATTTTTTACTTTGTTAGTCTTCGTATAGATGGTCGAGGTCGTCATCGTCATCGTCAGTGCTATTGTTACTCCAATAGTTTCTAAAACTGAGGTAGGCGAGTGCCAAGACCAGGATGGTGAGAATTAGTTCCATATCGCTTTTGAGTTGTTATTGTTTTATCTCATCAGCAAAGGTAGGAAACATTTTTCATTCCACCAAATCTTCTTGAAGATTTCTTTTTCTTAGTCACCGAGATGTATTTCTAACTCGTTGATGAGGTCAAGGACTTCGCTGAGCTTAGCCTCTTGGTACTCCACGAATTTGAGAGTCTGTTGCTTCTGACCTTCGGTAGCCCAGCTTGAAGTCACGCTACTTCGAATCATGTTCTTGTCCCGTACATGAAAATCTGCAATTTATGTAGTTCTCACTTCTTGCTTCAACCTACCACTACTTTTTAGTACATTGTATTTCTACAATCAGTCATCCATAGGAGGGTAGTCCACAAGCGTAAATTCGGTGTTACGGACACCTACTGATTTCTCTTAAACTACTTGAAGTTTTTTTTGCCCTTCAAGAAGGATATTCCTTGCGGCGTTTATGTCTCTATCGTGGTGTTCACCACATTCGGGACAAGTCCAAAACCTATCACTGAGTTTCAAGTCGCTCTTCTTGTATCCACAACATGAACACGTTTTTGAGCTTGGGTAGAATCTATCAACAAGAATAACTTGCTTGTCGTTTTGTGATGCCTTAGTCTGTAG